CGTTGCATATTGCCCCCTTTTGGTTGCTAATGACACGCCCATCCAGCATACGAAAGTCCAGCGCCATTCCCCAATAGAGCCGCAAGGAAAATGGTAAGAATAAGCATCACGAGTGCCAATATCTTGCACCGGCCACTTATTAATCGGTCAACAAAAGCCCCGCCTATAATGGCTCCAAGCACAAGTACAAAAGGAACCCCGGCTCCCAACAGTATAACCCATTCGTACCCACGAACCAATTCCTCGATCAAGCTCCCCGCCGCAATCAATGCGCCATCAATAGCCTCCCAACCAGTTATCGCATCACACAAATCCATCGTAGCTCCCTGTTAAGTTTAATCCCCAACCATCGACAACTTGTCTACGGTTGTAAAATGTCAAGAACTGGTAACACTATTGTCCAGATTGCCTGTCTCGATAGGCCGATGTGTAATTGTCCTCAAGGTTCCCCTTTAGGCTGTCAAGATAAGCCTCTCGCCCTCTCCGCCTATGCATCCAACCCTCGCCCGGAAAGTTGACAGCCACATTGCAACCACTACTCCACAGGCCCATATTGGAATCCATCCCCAAAATCCCAAGTGATAGTGCGCAGCCAGCACAAGAGAGCCGAGAAAAGAAATCCAGAGACAGATAAAAGCAATTGCAAATGACACTACTGCCGATGACAAGCGCATATTACCTCCAGATTAAAATTAACACAGACCACCTCTAAAGCAAAGGGGTATGCCCCTATATATACCCGAATTTCGCACAGAGAAGCCCGTCACTGCATTTTTATACCCAATCCGGTATCAGGAGTCACCCCGAAACAGATCGCCCCGCAAATCGCCCGTATGGAAGCGAGAAGGGATTAGTCTTGACGCAACGGACAGTCCTCCTTACGATCAAACCTTGCCGCCCTACCGGGAAATATTCCACCCTCACAACGATCCACCACCGTATCAAATGGCTTATCGCGCCGATTGATGATGCAGCGATACAAAAAACATTGAATGCAAATGTGCTGTGGATATTTCACCTGTCAACCTCCGGTAAACAGCTCATAAACAGGTCAATCAGTCCGCACTAAAGTTGAAGTCGCAACAATAATAACACAAGAAGTCGGAAAATGCAAGAAAATAAATCCCGTAAAAATTAAGGTTGACCACCCTTTAAAACAAGGGGGCCTCGCTATATATAGGCAAATGACAGGAAAATAGAGGGGATGTCAGAAAATACTTGCATTGTAGGAAAGGAGAGAGACGGATAGATGGCATACATAGGGTACTTTCCACAGACAAGGCCCCGGCAATCCCCCCCCGGTGGGCCTGTTTTTCAAACTTGCCGCACTTAAAGAGACTCCTTTATTGCTGCTACTGCCTGTATTAACATATAATACCTACCAGACACCTGATACACCTGCATTTGATAGATATTGACTATACAACAATAATATACTATATTATATGTAGCTGGCAGGACACTACTAACCTTCACAAGGGGACACAATGACGTACGATCACCGGAAAAAGCTCGATCCAGACGGTGACTATATCAATTCGGCTGGCGAGTATCTTTGTCTCGAATGCGGTATGACCGTTGTGGATAAAGATGAAATGCTTTGCAGCGAATGCAATTGCATTTATGACCAAATACTTAAAGCGGAGTTTGGTATCTAAACGCCCACAAGGGCATAGCAAGGGCTAACGCCCTTGTCGGTAGCTAACTTATAACTAACCCAACAGGGCCGGGCAACCGGCCCATATAAAAGACATAGCCAACTAAAAGAATATATATATAGTTATATTATCCAGTAGTCTTAGAAGTATAATATTAATTTAATAGGGAGAAGGATATGCAATCGCAACATGACGCAGAGCTTGACCGAAAATATATGGAAACTGGTATTTATCTGTGCAAATGGTGCGGACAAGGTACGCGCGGTTATCCGGGCAATCCGCCGCTATATCGACGGTCAGGTCACACAGGCAATATTATCAGCGTCCAAGTATTTTGCTGCCCACAATGCGCGGCAGAAAATGAACAACACGAAAGGGACATTATAGCACAGCTTATCCACAGGGGGAGAAAATGAGTAAAATATTGAGAGACCTATTGTCTGAGCTTGACCGCAACTATGGCGGCCATAGATATATACCGCAAACCGGTGATATATATACACTTATGCCGGACAAAGCGGCTTATCTATACTATGGGAACGCCCGCTATGCCAAAACACTATTAGAATGCGAGAGACAAGGCCAGTAACCTCTAACGCCCGTCAGTTGTCCCTTTGAGGCTGGCGGGCAACCTATTTATCTTTACGGTTTTCTTTCACTTGCTTTCGCTTGCGGATTATTCTTAATTAGTATTTATTCTTATTTAGAACACTTGTCTTTTATATCTTTAATATTCTTACTTAAGACTTATTCTTAACATACTTACTAAAGTACTACATACTAACAACATACATACTAATACCTATACTCTTTACTATATACTATACACAGACCTAATATATACTGTCTTTTCAGTCTTTATATAATATATATATACTAAAGGCAAAGACAAAAGAGGAAGACAAAAGACTATCCAACAATAATATTGACAGAGAGAGATATATATTATATATTATATACAGGCCGCTGGTGGCGGCGAACAACTAAGGGAGAATCAAATGACTTGCTTGCATTCAGTTAAGATTACTACAAGGCGCGGTGAAGTTACTATATGCGCCATGCTGCCGCGATTCAGTGCGCGGGCGGCGTTCGAACTTGCAGAATACCGGCGCTATATCTCAATCGATGAAAAATGTTCTTTCTATGCTACCCGGCGAATAGCAAGGCAAGTCAGAGACAAGGAGTTTTCTAATTCTCAATGGTGTAAGAATGTCAGAGACTTTATCTATTACATTCATAAGGCTTGTACTATATAGTATTATTATATACAGGCAGTCTGACAATAATTTAGCAAGGGGATAATATGCGTCAAGCTGAGATTAAGATTGTCGCGCAATACGAAAGGGCTATTGTGAATTACAGCTTTGCCCGGTCAATTCCGGAGCTTGAAAAATACGAAAGGCAAGCCCGGCGTCTAAAGAGAAAACTTTGCAGCTTGGGAATCTACAAGCAAGGTAATAATTGGGTAAAGAACGAAGTATAACCGCGCCACGGTGCACAACAAGGGGGATAATATGAACAAGCCTGAGCTTCACGAATCGGGTCATACAATGGATTACTCGGATTTAGACGAGCGCTTTACAGAATTCTACGAACGCCGGGAGCGGGTAGAAGTCACCTATAAGCCGGGATTCGAGGATTATACCGGCTATGGTGCGCGAACGGACGGGAAAAAGGCCCGGTTTTACGTTGGCAAGTCAACCGGCTGGAAACCTGTTTACCTGACAATACTGCGCCGCAATTCTTGCGGTGGCGGGGCAATCCTGTCTTGTGCCGTTGAGTCAGTGCGCGGACTTGGTATCTATCGCTAACCCTTGCCCGTGGCTGGCCCTTGCTGGCTGGCTGCGGGCACAACTTAACCCATGCAAAGGGGATACAATGAATTACGACACAAGCACAATTAACGAGGCGGCATTATCAAGGCTGCCTGTTTTTGAATGTCCGCCGTCTTACCATCTACAACGCGAGCCGGGCAACGATTGTTACGGCGACCCGCCTGGCTACCCGTCTTATTTTACGCAGTCAGTTTATACGCAGTACGGCAATTCTCCGGGCCGACGAGGAACGGCGGAAACTGTAATTTTAGGCCGCGTGCTTTTTCGTGTCGGAGAGCCGTGGGACGATGAAAAGCGGGCGGCAAAACTCCGCCGCCTTTGGAATCCCTTGCCGCTGGATCATCCCCGCACCACGGCTTGGATTCAGGCCACTTATAAGTACCACCAGCATTGCTATTATCATCCTACGGAACCGGACGATTACGGGCGCGGCCACAAGCTGATAATCTGGCCCGTTCCTTACTATGAACTGCGCTCTTTCGTGGACGATCCGCGCTTTTCTGATGAGTGGCGCGAAAAAGAAAGGGCGAGTATCGAACAGGCAAACAAGGAAGTGATCGAAGCGGCGCGGGCGGTTTGCATCCCTGAGAATCATTCGGCGGCGCAGATAATCCAGCGATATTACCCAGATCACAAGCCCGACATGGCTTTAATCGAAAATCCTCCAGATTCACCGGGCAACTGGTGGGAATGTTATTCGGAAAATTTCACGCCGGAAACCTGTCCGGGCCAATACAACACGAAACATCCGGTTAATGGTAGCTGGTGTCAAATGTGTGGCTGGAAAGATAAAACCGGCATCCATGCCATTAAGGAAAGCGTCAAAGGGCTTATTCATCATACAGGCTGCTAACCGCCAACCTTTAACTTGCCCCTGTGAGGCCCATACAAGCCCGCAGGGGCTTTTTTATTTTCAGGCATACCGAGAGTAGGTTGAGGGGTAGAAAATCGCGTGACGGGCTTCCTGTGAAGCGACAGGGGTATATTAATCTATCGTTTCGAACTCAGTTTCAACTGCGGCGGATTTTTTGCTTTTTAAAACTCGCTGGTGCATTTCTTCCATTGCCCGGCCTAAATCGAGATTGATATTTACCTGCGTTGAATCCTCTTGAGTCATTCCTAAGTGCTTCATAAGCTGATCACGAGCTTTTTGCTTGTCGTATAGCTTGACCTCAATACCATGCTTAGTTTGTTTAATACTCTGTATAGTCTTTCTTATATCAGACGGTATAGACTTTAAATCTTTAACTATAATATTCCCGTCTTCTATATCTACTATATCAGATATATCAACTTCTAATTCTGTTTGTATATCTTTTATAATCTGTGATTTATTTATTAATAGGCTCTTGGCCGTATAGTCTGCAATTTCGGCAAGTCTAAGCTGAACGTCTTCGCGTTTCAGTGCTTCCCATGCTCTCGCACTGGCGTTGCTTTCCGTTCTTCCGCGCTTGCTGTCTCTTGTGGCAAGCTGCCAAGAGGCCCGGCGGTCAAGGGTAGCACTATATATCAGACAAAACTTTTCCAATTTGGGATCAGTTAGCGGTGTTCCGACTTTTGCCAGTTGCCGGGTGTTTAGCAGTTGGTCAATAGTCCCGATAACCGCTTTGCTCTGATCCGCTGTTTTCTCAAGATTATCCATGCCACAAGTATAATATATCTCTCGGAAAAATCAAGACCCCTGCTTTTTACTATTGACAAATTGTTGTTGTATTCGTATATTGTGGGTAGCAGTAAACTTCCAAACCTTTAACGGCAGGGGGATTAGATGACCAGATTAGAAGAGCTTCAAGCCGCACTTGCCTCAAAAGAGGCTGAGTACACGGACATTCAAAGCGAAATGGAAAACTTTGAAATCGAAGTGTCGGATGAGCTTTATGATGAAATGTTGGATGACTGCTACGGAGAGGTTCAGATCGCGGGCCTGACTTTCAGCACAAGTTATGCCCTGAAAGAGCTTGACCCCACGGCTTACGATTGCGGGAAAAATGACTACGCCGACAGCCTCGACCCCTCAGGCGATCCGGAATATCAAGAGTTGCAGGAACGCCTTGGTGATTTGCGGGATGAAATCGCAGAGCTTGAGGCGGAGATTGAAGAGGAGATTACGCAATACGAACCAGAGGAGGAAAATTGAACCGATTAGATTCTTTGCTTGACCTGATATTTTGCGGCATTGGAATTTATGTTCTGTTGCTGTGTCTGGTATTGTTGTTTAACTGAGAGGCTACAATGAAAGCTAAAATAGTCCCAAACGAATACGAGACAGACGGCCCGGCTACTGTTATTTTTCGCAAACGGCGCAATGGGGATATACTGGCCCTTTTCCCGTATATGGTCAGTGAGCGGGGATATTGTCAAAGTTACATGCACTTCGGGCAAGCGGGAGCAGCGGACTATAACATTTGTATAGCCCTCACTAAACCGGCAACGCCCGAAGAATACGCCGAACTCAAGGCGGAACTGGAGCAGGTTTGCGGCTATCAACTAACAGTGGCAAAGCGGCGGCATTATCGCGCTTTGCCGATATGGTAAAGGAGACTGCTAAAATGACAACCGTCTTTAAGCGTTACGGCGTTGAGCTATGGGCGGGAGAGCCGCACTATCGGCACAACGATGGCGGCATGTTTGCCCGGCTTGATTACAGTTACGAGTTATACGCCGATGGGGTATTAATTGCCAGCGGCGATAATTTCAGCCCGGCGGCGTATCATGCAATCGGAGATTATCAAAGCGTCTGTGACTTGTTGGGCTTCCTGACCTTGCGCCCCGGTGATACTGATGACAAATTTTTCAGCAACCACACGCCCCAACATCTCGAATGGCTTGAAACGATTCAGGCTGAAGATGTTCGGGCATGGATTTGTAGCATAGAAGACAGGAGCTAACCAATGATTCGCGAACTTCTTAATATGGCCGTTTATTTCGCCGCCCTGTTTGGCCTGGTGGCGGCCCTTCTTTACCTGCTTGCGCCTTGTGCGCTGTGAGGTGAACTATGAAACTGCCCCGGCGCTGGCTTTGCCTGATAGGTTTCCACAAGTTTGAAAACTGCGGGACAGCCCGCGACTTGTTTGGTCAACTTGAGATCACGATTTACTATTGCCCTTATTGCGGAAAGGTGCGCGCACGGAGATGAAGCCCGAAATGACTAACCCACTCGACCCCGGCCAATGCCAGCACAACGGCATATTGACCTACAATGGCTTACAGGATGATGGCCACGGCGGGGCGTTCGCGCTTTATACCTGTGACATTTGTCATACAACGCTATCCGCTAAAACCTTGCGCGAGACGCGCAAACGGGAGGCTCAAAATGAGTAGCAGGATGATAACTTTCGCAAAGGGTTGTCCTAACGTTGACCCTGCTACGGCTTGCCACATATTTCCGACCAGGCCGGGCTTGTATCGTTGCCCGCATTGCGGTAAACAAGTGGCGGCAGCAACAGCCAATACGGAAATTATATGGTGTCACGGCAAGAACCACACCCAATACGACATCGAGGGCTATCCCACTTATGGCAATTGGGTAGGCCTGAGACAAATGCTGGAGGCTCAAAATGAAACGGTGTGAATGCGGTTGCGAAATATTTGGCGGCTGGGCGCGGCTCTGTTTCTATGTCCACCTTGACGGAGACCAAGAGCGCGCCGATGAAACTGAAGGGGATACCCTCTCGGACGGCTATGAAGGCACCTTCTCTTGCCTTGAGTGTGGTACAAAATACGCCCAATGGTCAGACATTCCAGATGCGGAGGATATCCCCGATGCCTAAGCCGATTAACCGCAAAGATATCAAGCCGGGCCTGACGATCAGCCATCTGGGAACGCTCTACACGGTTCAGAAAGTCAAGTACCGCAAATGCGCGACCGGCAGAACACCGGAAACGGTCAAGGTTATTAATCCCGACACCGGATTCATTGGGGAATATGATGTTAAGCTGTTACTTAAACACAGCAGGTCAATCAAGGGGGAGTGATGAAATTCGAGATCAAGTCACGATGGAGCGGCGAAGCATTGTTTTCACTTGAGACAGACAGCTTGAAATTGTGCGTTGAAGCCGCAATAAAATCAGAGGCCAACCTGGAAGAGGCCGACCTGAGAGGGGCCAACCTGAGAGGGGCCGACCTGAGAGG